GCACCTAGAAGGAGGAAATAAAATGAAAAAGTTAAAAGAATGGGGTACCGCAGCCCTAAATGAAAACTTTACATTTCTTGGCTTCTTTGTAGCATGGGTGGTTCTAGAGGGTAGCGCAAAGACGGTAGTGGGGTATGTAACCCTAATATCGGTAGCCTTGTGGTTTGCAACCATAGGAATTCGTAAAGAAGACAAATAGGTTTGATATAATAGAAGTATGTCAAAAATATACATACTCCTACTATCGGCTGCCCTAACGCTAGGGCTATCTGCCTGTGGATATGACGGTCATTACAGATATCCATGTCAAAACCCAACAAACTGGGAGTCAGCAGAATGCAAACCACCAATTTGTACTGCTAATGGGGCATGTCCAGAAGATTTAGCGTCACAAGAAAAGGTGGAGGGAACACAAAATGGCTAAACAAAGATTAACTCCTCAAGAGTTAGATGCAAGACTTAAATTTATCTTAGGTATTACTTTAGGATCAATTTTATTTATTACTTCAGTAGGAATCATGTATGCATTAATATTTGTTACACAACCAATTACAGGACAATCTGAAAATGATAAAATGTTTTTTAACGTCCTTGGCTCAGTAGCAACATTTATTACTGGAACATTAGCAGGATTATTAATTGGTCAGTCTGGTGCTAAAGATGTTATGGCAGCACAACTTGCTAATAAAGAAATGGATTCTAAAAATACATTAGCAGATAAAAAATTAGAAGCAGAGATTGATGAAGCAAAGGCTCGTAGACTTGCAAAGCCAGATGGTGCAATGCCAGAAGAACAACCAGTAGATACTAATTGGGATAAATAATTGAACCACGATCACCTTACAATAACAGCAGGGTCTTCAATTACTGAAATGGAGATTATGTGGTTTTTAATGATTATTATGTTTGGATGGAATTTATACATGGCTTGGCAGCACAATAAGTTAAATAAAAAAGTTGATTGTTTTTGTAAGGAGAAAAAATAATGGCAGAGCAGGGTACAGCAGAAAAATTAGTTGAAATAGCATTAGCAGAAGTAGGAACTGTAGAAGGTCCTAAAGATAACGAGACAAAGTATGGAGCGTACACTAAGGCTAATTTTCAACCTTGGTGTGGAAGTTTTGTGAACTGGTGTGCAAACGAAGCAGGCGTTAAAGTTCCAAATACAGTTTATACCCCAGGGGGTGCAGCAGCGTTTAAGAAGGCTGGTAACTGGATTGACGGAGACGTTGCGGATCCTGAATTAGGAGATATTGCTTATTTTGATTTCCCATCGGACGGAGTTGATCGCATATCTCATGTCGGAATTGTCGTCAAAGATAACGAGGACGGAACTGTTTGGTGTATTGAGGGTAATACTTCTGGAAACCCTAAAGGCAGTCAAAGAAACGGTGGTGAGGTTTGTAAAAAACTTCGTGCCTACAAAAAAAATAAAAAAAATGTTTTAATCTCTATCGTAGGATTTGGCAGACCTAAGTTTGATAATAATCTCAGTTCAAAATCTGTTAAGGTAGATTCAAAAATACAGGCTGCCATAGACTTGTTAACCTCAAAAGGGTATAAAGTTACTAAGTAAGGGTATTTGACTAAACACTAAAAGTTTGATAAACTAGAACGAATATATTAGGGAGTGGTATGACTTGCCTTGCGGTAGTTCGTAAAGAAAATAAAATTTATATGGCTGCAGATCGTGGAGCCTCAGACGACGACACCATTTTAACCCTAACCACTCCGAAAATATGGAAAATAGGACCATATTTAATTGGATACGCTGGGGCTATGGATGGTGAGAGAATGAGATATAATTTTAATCCATATGTTCCAGATATAAAAAATTTAGATAAATTTATGCAAACTAAGTTTATTAAACAATTAAGAACTTTTTATAATGATTGGTGGGTAGACACTTCTAAAGACGCTGATCTTGGATTAATAATATGTATTAAAGGACAAATATATGAGCATAATGCTATTGATATGTCTTTATCTAAATATACATTGGATTATTTAGCAATGGGAACTGGTTCTCAATATGCTTACGGTTACTTGGCTGCCACAGAAAAGGCTAAAGATTCTAGAAAAAGAGTAATTGGTGCAGTAAATGCTGCAATAAAATTTAATCCTAATTGCCAGGGGCCAGTTGACGTAATCAGCGTTTAAGTGTATACTTATAGATAAGTTCAACAAAAGGAGAAAAATGAAAAAAATGGTGGGGTTATTAATAATTGTATTTACTGCTGCATTTTTGCCATCGGTAGAGGCAAATCAGAAACCAGCAATTGTAATAATTGATAATGCAATTGATACAAAAAAGATTAATGTATTTCATGAAGTTTGTGTAATGCAAGAACTACGTTGTCCAAACAAACAAACACTTATGGAGGGGCCAGGAGCAGCAACTCTCCCAGAAAGTCAAATATACAAAAACGGATTTAATCATGGAACATTAGTGACTATAATTGCATCTGCGGTTGCTCGTGATACTAATATTATTTTTATGAGAATTGTACCCATAACTCATACTGGTCGTCAAGGATATTACGATCATAACGATTTAACTGGGGCTTTAAAATGGGTAACTGCTAATAAAACAAAGTTTAATATTGTTGCAGTTTCTGCATCAATTGGTAGTCGAAGGATTGGAACTGGACCTGCATATTGTCCAGTAAGAGATAACTTAAGAAATGAAATTATTAATTTACAAAACTTAGGTGTTGCAACAATATTTGCTGCTGGAAATAATTATGACAAGCAACGTGTAGATTTTCCAGCATGTATTCCAGAATCAATAGCAATAGGTTCTACTGGTCAGAATAATAATATTGAAAACTACAGTAATGGAGGTTTAGATTTAGACTTCTATGCTCTAGGAACCTATAATACTTCTGTGGGTAGGGCTGTCGGAACATCTGGTGCTACGGCTGCATTTGCTGCTTACTGGACTAAAAACTACAAGGGTAGTTATCAAGCAACATACGACTACATGAAATCCATTGCTAAGCCTGTTGAAGGTAATGGCATAAAATCAAACTTGTTTGTAGATATTTTACAATAGTGGTATAATAGTTAGTGCACCTGCCAAAAGGGGGTGCACTAAACTAACTCGCTGAAAAGGAGAAAAAATGGTAAGTTCGTTTGCGTTGGATCTTTTTAAAGATCCTTTTTTTATTGGTTTCAACCGTGAGTTGGACCGTTTTAACACAGTACATAATTTAGCAACACGTCAGGCATATCCGCCATATGACTTGGTAAAGGTTGATGAAGATACATATAAGTTATCTTTGGCTGTTGCTGGGTTTGATGAAAAAAATCTTAATGTTTCAGTAGATAATGGAACATTAATTATTAAAGGTGAGACTGTTGATACAGAAGAGGGAGAAGTTGTTCATAAAGGAATTGCTTCTCGTAAATTTACTCGTACATTTGCTTTAAGTGAATATATGGAGGTAACTGGCGCAGAAGTTTGTTGCGGTATGTTAAATATCAACATTGATCGTATTATTCCAGAGGAAAAAAAACCAAAAGAAATTCCTATCAAAGTTGCAAAAAATAAGAAGGTATTGACAACATAACTTGTAAATGCTATACTTAATATGTACCAATAGGGCAGTCTTTTTCCTTTCTCTTCTGCCTTAAAGGTAAGAACACCTAAGCATGTGTATAAACTGCTTATTTAAATAAAGGAGTAAAAGTGCCAAAGTACGATTACAGATGTAATGTTTGCTCCTCTGTTGTTGAGTTTGAACGCAGCATGGGAGACGATACAGAACCAATATGTTGTTTTCAGTTTATGAACAGACAATGGGGTTTTGCACCAACTGTAATTTTTAATGGTTCTGGTTTTTACTCAACAGATAAAAGAAATTGAGAGTATAATTAAACCATGAGATCAATTCTTAAAGATCACCCAAGTGTGAAGCCAAAACAATGGAAATTAAAAGACGCTGATAGGTGTGATAAGTGTGGCGTAAGAGCATATGTGTTGATAAAAGGCTCTACAGGAGAACTTTCATTCTGTAATCATCATTATGAAAAAATTATGAATACGCCGAGTTCTTATGATAAAATGATGAGTTTTATGCTTGAGGTAATTGATGAACGTGAAAATTTAACACAGACAAAAACTGGAGGCAAATAATGTATGAATATTATATAAGAGAAGTAAAAAATGTCGTTGATGGAGACACTATTGACGTTATCATTGATTTAGGGTTTGATATTTTATTTTCATCCCGTGTCCGTTTGGCTGGTATTGATACACCAGAATCACGTACAACTGATAAGGCTGAAAAGGTTTTAGGTCTTGAGGCTAAAGAATACTTAAAGAAACAATTAAAAGATGCAAAGTCTGTAGTTATTCGTACAGAAAAAATGAATTCTTCCGAAAAATATGGACGCATTCTTGGCTGGGTATATGTTAATGGCGAATCAGAATCTGTTAACAATAAAATGATTAATGACGGCTATGCTTGGGGATACCTTGGCGAAACAAAAATTAAAGACTTTGAAGTATTAAAAAAGGCTAGAGCAAAATCTGGAAAATGAAAACTGTTTTTTATTTTACAACAGACTGGTGTGGATCATGTAAAAAGGTTCAACCAATCGTTGAAGATATGAGAAAAGAAGGGTTTCAATTTCAAATGATAGATGCCGATTACGAACAACTTTTGGTCAAAAATTTCAATGTTAAATCGGTTCCCACTTTTATTTTAATGGAAAACGACAAAGAATTGAATCGTATCACTGGAGTTAAAAGTAGGGAAGAGTTGGAGGGATTTGTAAAAAATGAAATCATCTGATGAAGAATTTGAAAAGTTGCTTCTGGCTGGTGGCATACAAGTAGCAGGGGTAAGTGATAAGGGTGAAATCTTGTATCAATTTACTTCAAAATTAAAAAATATAAATAAAAAACTTTTTGATGAGCATTTGAATTATGTAAACTCAGAAATAATGAAACTTTGGGAGAGTGGGTTTGTTGACTTAGACCTGTTTGCAAAAGAGCCTGTGGTAACCCTAACTCATAAAGCCTTTATGCCAGACCATATTTTAACCCTATCGCCAGAGCAAAGATGGTCTTTAGAGGAAATAAAAAGAGTTTTAAAAGAAAAAGAAATCTGATATAATCTTGTTATGCCATATAGTATCGGTGCCAAGGGATCATACGGCTGTTCTGGTTATCCTGCCATAAAGAACAGCACCAAAGAGGTTATGGGCTGTCACAAAACTCGCAGAGAGGCAGCAGCACAAATTTACGCAATCAATCGTTCTGAAGGTAATATAGGAAAAGGTATGCATAAAAATATTAAAGAGGGCGATTTTGTAATGGGTATGACAACTGAAGGTATTGCTCATGGTGTAGTAGAACACATAATGACTGAAGGTGGAATTCTTGGAATGCCTGGAAGTAAATATGCTCTTAGGTCAATGCCTCCAGAAAATCCTGCAATGTCAGTTAGATATCATGAAGAAAAAGAAAATGGTTGGGAACCAACTGCTTATAGCATTGGCATGATGTATGCAGATGCACAAAAAGTAGATATTGAAACACATAGTATGGATGGAGAAGAAACAATGAAATCTTATTACTCTGATAATGAAGAAGAGGACAAGTGGGATAATATGACTAAAGCCTGCTGGGTTGGATATGAACAACGTGGAATGAAAGAAAAAGATGGTCGAATGGTACCTAATTGTGTTCCTGTTGGAAAATCAAATGAAGTAGGAAAAGCAAAAGGAATTTCTGTTGGAGATCATGTGTTGTTTGGTGTTCCAAAACCACCAGATAAAACAGAATCTGCACATGGAATTGTTGAAAGAGTAGAAAGATCAGGAACTGTTAAACTTCCTGGAACAAATGAAAGTGTTGAAGCCTCTGCTGATAATCCAGTAGCAGTTGTTAGAGTTTATGCTATGGATGAAAAAGGAAAGATGACAAGAACAGATAGGCGTGTTGCAAAACCTTTTAGTTCTTTAAGAACTTCTTCTAAACCTATAAATAAAACAATAGATGAGGACGATATGGAAAAAGCATCAGCAAAAATAGAAGCAAGATTAAGCGAATTGGTACAGGCTTACAACAAAGGTAAAGAAGGTAATAAAAAAATATCTGTTGGCACTTTAAGATCAGTTTATCGTCGCGGTATTGGTGCATATAGAAGTAACCCATCTTCTGTTCGTGGAAGCGTATCAAGCGCTGAACAATGGGCCATGGGAAGAGTAAATGCTTTTATGGCTGGCCTGCGTGGTAGATTCCCAAGAAAACCTTTTGATTTAGACCTATTTCCAAGCGGACATTCAAGATCAACCAAAAAATATGATTGGTCAGGATCTTTGTTTGATATAAAAACTTTCAAGAGATAAAATGTCATCTGGGCAATATAAAAGACACGATGGCTTTAATCCAATACAAATAAAAAATGGAATGATTGTTCGTGTTAGCAAAGATGGAAGAATTAGACAGATACTAGGAAAACAAGGAGAGTACAAAAAAAATGACAAGAAGTAAAATTGTACAGCCATCAGATATTTATAAATCTGAAACATATATGCCAACTGGGGGAATGAAGGCTGCAGCACGTCGTGCGCTGCGCTGGAAAGAGCAGGGTAAGGCAAAAGGTGCTGGCACTCCTATAGGATGGGGACGTGCAACTGATATTGTTGCTGGTAGAGCAATGTCTCTTAGTACTGTTAAAAGAATGTTTTCATTTTTTTCTCGCCATGAAGTTGACAAAAAGGGCAAAGACTTCTATAATAGTAGTGATCCTTCAAATGGTCGCATTATGTGGGACGCATGGGGAGGAGATGCAGGATTTTCTTGGTCTCGTAAAATTGTAGAACGTGAAAAGAATCGCATGAAAAAGGTTTGGCAAGGTAGCGCTTTCGGTCTTTAAAAGGGGGACAGGGTGGAAGATTTAAGCAACGAAGATTTAAAACAATTAATTTTATATTATAAGCAAAGAGCAAACGACTTAGAATTTTCTAATTTGCAGTTGCAATTAAAGAATAAAAAATTATTATCTGTTGAATCAAAACCAAGACCAGCAACAAAAATTACAAAAACTAAATCTGAATAACAAAAATGGATTACATTTTTTTAAGTATTTTGACATTTCTTTTTGTTGCAATGATTTGCTTGACAGCATTTAACATTAGACTTAACAAGAAAAAAACGTGTCAGCCTATCAGACAAAGTGATAATCATCTTTTTTTAAAAAGTTTTTTTTCTAGAAACACCAAATCAAATGACAAACCTTCACAGTTAAAAATAAGAAAACAAAAAACAAAAGTAAAAATTATTTTTACTAAAGAAAATAAGGCTTATTGGGTTGATAATAACATTTTTTATGTCGCAAATGTCATTGACGGAAATCCAGATTTTAACAATGCTGAAAAAGTAGATACTACAAATATGTCTAAAAAAGAACTTGACAAAATGCTCACAATATTGGATAATTTAGATAGGGGTGATACAGATGAACGTGGTAGTTCAGGGGACTAAACAGTTTAACGAATATAACATTTTTTTACGTGCAATGGGTGTAGCATTATCAAACATGCAAGAAAATGATGAAGAGTTTAACGTTTATTCTTTGGGTCCTGCAAAAATCAACTCTATGGTTTCAGAATTTTGTAATCTTTCAGAACGAGGTATGAAATCAAGAGGTAGAAAGATAAGACACTACTTTGTTCATTTTGACTGGGTAAAACAAAACATAGACTATATGAATTACTTTGTTTTTGTAAGCAAACCAAAAGAAGAAGTTTCAAAAATGATTGCTTACGCTGAACTACAAGGAAAAGAAATTGGAGTGTTTAGGTATTAATATGACACAACAAGATCCAAGATTTTTTTGTTACAAGCAAGATTACTTTGGTGGCACAGAATACATGGCAAGATATTTTCACAAAAACGTAGCGCCATATGTTCCACAATTAAAAAAATACAATTGTTTTATCCTTCCAGGACAAACAGACAAAGCATATTTTGAAATGATGTATGAACCGAAAGAAATTATTATTTGGCTTCATAATTTAGTAGATCAGTTTGGAATTCAGTTGTATCACTTATTTACAGATAAAAGATTTATAAATAAAATTAAATACATAATCACTGTTTCTGAGTATCATAAACAAGACGTAATTAATAAAACTGGTATTGATCCAGAAAAAGTATTAGTTATATACAATGCTATAGATTCAATTGACAATGATCTATTAAGATTTGAAAATGTAAAAATCCCACAACTAATTTATACTTCATCTCCAGGCAGGGGGCTTGAGGTGGGTTTAAATGCTCTGTCTAAATTAGATCTTGATTTTAGATTAAGTATTTTTAATGAGATAGTTCCAGATTTAATTAAAATTGATCGTAATAATAAACATCTTTTAGAAGATCCTAGATTTTTCTTTTATGGAAAAACACCACATAAAACAGTTCTAGATCATATGTCACGTTCGCATATTTTTATGCATACTAGCACTTGGCATGAAACCTTTTGTTTATCTTTAGCAGAAAGTTTAAGTGCAAATTGTCTATCTGTTTACAGTACCTTTGGATCTTTAAAAGAGATTGGTTCTGGATTTGGAATGCCATACGACATAGGAGATGGAAAAGATAATGAAAAACATGTTGAGATATTTATTGAGAAAATTGTTGAGGCAATGGAAACAATTAAAAACAATAAATTTAATCCAGGAGATCAAGCAAAAGTTATTAATAATAAATTTTCTTGGGAAGTATTTCATAATTCATGGATTAATTTTTACGAAGAAAGAATATAAATGATAATTAATAAATTAGAAAAAATGGAAAAAATAGTTGAAAAAAATAAAAATTTGCATTGGCTTGGCTGGAATGTGGCTGATCGTCGTCGAACAGAGGCTGGAAGAACTGCTGTTAACGGTGTTAGAGTAGACAGTGTTTGGTACGTCCAAACAATTTATCAACTTACTAACACTGGATGGGACATACCGAATAAGTATAGGATGTAAACATGAAAAAGCATCTTTGGAAAGATGAGGCTTTGTGTTTAGGATCTGATACAAATGTATTTTTTGATAACTATGAAGAAAAATTAGAGACAAGAGATTTTGTTGATTCTCTTTGTAGAACTTGTCCAGTAGCAAGAAAATGTTTTGCTGTTGGTGTTTCTGGCAAAGAATGGGGAGTTTGGGGCGGAATATTTCTTGAAGACGGAGAAGTATCAAAAGAATTTAATAATCATAGAACCAAACAAAACTGGTATTATACTTGGCAGTCATTAACTATGGAATAAAAATGTATACAAATAATATGAAGAGGGCTTTCCATTCAATTCCCGCACCTAAAAATTTTGCAATATCAATTATTGATAATGATCATTTTCTTACAATAAAATTAGATGAAAAAGCATTTTTACCGCTTACCCATGATGAAAAAATAGAAGCAGTAAAATATGTTACTGTTGTAAAAAAGGCTTTGGAAATGGAGGGTGCTGTTGTATTAGTAACACGACAGCCACTAAAATAATGCAAATATTTGAAAGTATAGTACAATAGAAGTATGGAAATTTTAACAGTAGCGTTGGCTTTGCTTTCAATTTCTTTTGCCATAGCATATGTTTCTGCTGTGTATAGAATAAAAAAAATAACAAATGCAGTAAAAGAACTTTTATCGGCTAAGATTGAACTAGATGCCGCCTATCGTAATTTTGCAAGTATAAAAAAAGCCACAACTGAAACAGACATACACACAAAAAACTTCATTAAGTTTCTTTCTGAATCTCGTGATTGGGCTTATGAATATATTGAAGGTGTTCAAGAAGGAATTAAAAAATTTATAATTGAAGTTAATCCACAAATTGAGTATTTTAGTAAACAAAATAATGTAACAAATAATGATGCACAGGTCTCAGAATTTACAATAAAAAAAATCTCAAAAGAAATTGAAGAATTAAAAAAATTTTTACCAGAGGAAAATAATGATAGACGCTAAAAATATTCTAAAAAAAACAAACAATATTTTATGAAACAAATAATACTATCACTGTTAACAGGTTTTGGATGTGGCTTTGTTTTTGCTGCATTCAAATTGCCAGTTCCAGCGCCATCAGCACTCGCTGGTGTAGCAGGGATTGTTGGGCTTTGGGCTGGCTATGCTATACTAGTTAAAGTCAAATCCTAGGAGGGTAAAATGACAAAAAAAGAAATTAAGGCAATGCTTGCATCATACGCACGTTCAGTAGTCGGTGCAGCATCAGCACTTTACGTTGCAGGTGTAACAGATCCAAAAGATTTGTGGGCAGCATTAGTTGGAGCAATTATTCCAGTTGCAGCACGTGCAATTAATCCAAACGATCCAGCATTTGGTCGTTTGCCAGCAGCAACGGCTGTTGCAGAGGCGCTTAGTAAGGCTAAAGCAACAAAGAAAAAAACTGCTAAGTAATAGTTAGTTTTAAAAAATAAGCGGGCTTAGAAATAGGCCCGCTTTTTTATATTAAAGAATCAAATAATTCTAAATATTTATTTTTTAAGATCTCTGCAGAAAAGTTTTCAACCCCTATGTCTAAAGCCTGTTTCTTCATTTCTGTCTTTTGTTTTTTACTCATGCCAATATAATTATCTACAATTTTTGCTAATTGAACGGGGTCTCCTTCATAAACATCAATAATTGATTTAGCCCTAAACTGACCAATTTGTCTTGCTTCTATCAACCAATCACTTGGTAGTATTGTATTGTTGGGTGAAAGGTTTGTCATAAACACTGGGAGTCCGCTAATTAAAGCCTCATTCATAGGTAAACAAAGACCAGCATATCTTCTTGGTAAAACCATCGCATCATAACCCACGTATAAATCTTGTCTGTTTTTGATGTTTTGTTCAAGAATTAAAAGCCTAGAGTCTTTTGGTTTATTTTCAAATTCGGTTTGAGAGGTTATGACTAGGTTGTAGTCTTCTTTAGAATGCCTCAACATTTCTAATACAGTATTGGTGCCATTTCTATCTCTTGCTGCCATTTTACCAGCAATGTGCAAAATTTTGTTATTGCTCTTAAATAGATTTTCACTTCTGGCTCTATCAAATAATGATATTTCTGTAGGAGGTGGTAAGTGAACAAATTTCACTTTGTCTGAAAAAAGTTCTTTCATCCTATCAAATTTCCAAAGGCTTGGTGCGATAAATACATCTGGCAAAGAATCTTCTGGATTTTGTACATTAACTAAGAACTCATAATTGTATTGAAGAACAGTTTTAACCCTGTTGTCTCTTGCCAAATCAACAAACATAGAGGAATAAAATGTTTCGCAGGATAGCACAACATCTAAATTTTTTAGAAATTTTAATATTTCACCACGTTTAGGAAATCCTAATCTTGTTGTTTCATAATTATAATTATCGTACCAGTTAGGATGTTGTATATTTTTATTAAAAAATGATGAATCAATTAAAAGAATTTTTTCTGGATTTAACATCTTTACCAATTCTCTTGTTTGATTTCCAAGTCCAGTATTGTCTGATCTTGCTATAATACCAAGTCTCATTCTTTAAATCCCCAGGCTAAATCGTCTGAAGTAAACTTTCTAGTACCTTCACGACCATCTAAATGATAAGATCTTTTTATTGATCCTTGTGGGTGATATATCCAGAGTTTGTGTGTATCCCAACCAAACTCTTTGTAAATTTTACAATCTTCAACAACCCTGCCATGAAAACCATCTTCAATAAAATTATTATCCCAAGAATTTGGTAAAACCATATTTCTGTAGTATGAGACGCTAGATAGATGAGGTCTTTGACTCCACTGAGAAGTTTTCATAAAACCATTTTCTAATCCAAACATTAAATGTTTGTGTTCGTTTGGTATTCTTGATTCAAAGTGAAATCTAATTGTATTTGCTTTTTCATATTCAAACATGTCTAAACAGGTTTGCCAATCTATAAAATCTTCTGTAAGTGGCGCATCTCCTTCTACATAAAGAAGCAAAGAAGTTTGAATTAAATTAATTGTATTCTTCATCATTGTGGTTTGATGACTATGATTACGAAATATTATTGGTAATACATTATCCCATTCATGTAAACACTTCCACAATATTTTATTTTTATATTCATCATAATCTTGTTTACGATTTTCTTGTTCTTCTCTTAGGCCATCAATTTGCATAATTATTTCATTTTCTGGAAAATGTTTTCTTACTGCAAGAATTGTTTCATCAATAATCTTAGTACTTGGATGACTTGGCAAAACAGAGGTAGCGACAATAATTGTTACATCGTTAATGTGCATAATAATGTTCCATTATCTTGTTAGCAAAATCTCTTTTATATTTAATCCACCAACAAACAGCCCTGTGCATGTTAGCAGGATAATCATTCATTACATCTATCATTATGTGTCCTAGTCTGTGCCAGTCATGAGTAAGAGGAACTGGTACTGACTTTTCATATAAATATTCGTAATAATTCATTTCTTTGCCTCTTGCGTCTTTTAAGTCACCAATTGGCAGTGCCAACATTTCTAAGGCCTCAAAAAATCTAAAATTATCTATCACTGCCGCACCAGAAGGGCAGGCAACGACCTTAGAGGCTGCTAAGTTTTTGAAGTACTCAGAAGGTGGGTCACCCTGTGCAAAGGCCTCTGTAGGCCTGTATAACGAGTTTTTCATGTGTGGCATAATCCTTGCCAACTCTTGTCTTCGTTGATGAGTTATCTGTCCGCTAAAAGATAAATCATATTTTTTTTCGGTGTATTGAGGTATGTTATTTTTTATATGAGATGCGGGTCCAAGAAAAAACTTATTGTATTTTTCATGTTTATCATGTGGAGTCTGTATCCAAATAGATATATTTTTATGTTTTATTTTACCTACATCAAACAATGCACACTCATCTCCAGTCATAAATAATACAACACGATCAATGTTAGATAATTCTTTGTTTATTTCTTTTTCTTTACCAGCATTGCCACCGCCAGGAATTACAACAAAAGCCCTATCTTCTTTGGGCAAGGTAGATGTAGATATTTCAGTTACCTTTTTACGCTTGAAGGTTTCTTTTAATAAACCATAATCCCATTTCCCATCTGCCGTATCTAGCGGGTTCAAAGAAAAAATATATGCTTTAGGCTGGCTCATAAAATAAATGCACCTCGTGTTGATAATCTAACATAGTTTCTTTATATCCAATTTGCATTAGCCAGTATCTAAGATCCCAAAGGTATTTATTCCAATACAAAATCATAAATTCTGGATGACCAGATAGCCAAATTTTTGGTTTGTGGTTTGTTAAAACTTTTTCTGCTCCCATTAAAACAGCCCATTCGCTTCCTTCAACATCAATAGATATGGCAGTCGGTGGCTGCAATCCGTATTCGTAAACACAAGAATCAATTGTAACTTGCCCATACTTATCCCCCTCACTGTGCAATTCTTTAAATCCGTGTGCTGATTCTATATTTGCTTCTACCTCTGGTGGCCATTCACGATTATATACTCTAGCCAAATTATTATTTTTGTTAGACGCAAATCCAGGAATACAGACAGCGGGTATTTCAAGATTGTTTACTTTCCACAACGCTGGATAATGTGACCAAACTTTTGGATTAGGTTCAAATATAACCACTTCTGCTCCCCACATTTGACAAAGAGCAACCATCTCACCTTCCTCACCGCCAACATAATAAACAACATCCCCCGATTTAAGGTTTTCATACATTGATCGTAATCTATTTTTCTCCCAACCCTTTT